TGTAGCACATGAGAACAGGATCGGGGCAACACGTGACTATTGGTCCATTTGAAATAGAGTCCGAAGGGGGTACTGTGCCTAATCTTTGGTTGGCATTTAATTTTTAATTATGTTCTCTTGCTCTCACGTGATCACGTTCTCACACCCTCTTACTCTCACACTCTCACGTTCTCATGTGACCCAAACCCTAGCAACGAGGTAGTATGAAGATAGGAGGTGTTAAAATGGAAACAAATATTGAGGAAATCGAAGAAATTGTTAATAAGTGCGCAGTCACCAAATCCACAATCAAGTGGTTCATTGTGGTATTTGGGTTGCCCATTCTTGTTTCACTGGGAGGTTTATACCGATTCTATACCGCCGTTCCTTTGATCTATGCAGAGCAAAAAGACGTGACGGTTTTAAGAGAGGGCCTACAGAAAGAATTGCAGATTTTACGCAATGAGGTGAGATTAAACCAGGCACGATATGAATTTCTTCAGGTTACGCTGGACAAACTCATTGCAGACATGCATGAGCGTCTAAATAAACTAAGCGCTCAAATAGAAAATTTAGGGCGCTAATAAAAAATAATTTGACGCAACGACACGTTGTACAATATACTTTCCGTGTATGGAGATAAAATCTATGGACGTGCATCATATCAGAAACGGTTTGGTTGGTATTTACGCCGAGCGAAAACGACTTCTGGCTGCTATGCTGGACGTGGCGGACATGCTGGCGTCAAAGGAGCGCAAAAAGCTTCCACAGGCATGTCTCCATAGATTGAGCACCAATTTAATAGAGCAGATTGGCTGTATTCGTCGGATGGACGAGCAATTAAGTAGAGTGCTGCTGCACTCAAAATCGAACAAAGGAGAATGAATTATGAAAAAATGTAAAAGTGTTTGTAAATTTGTGAGTTTGTTTTTGTTGGTTTCTTTATTAATATTACCTATGGCTGCTTCTGCGCTGGACGAGTATGCGCCTAAACCCAACGAGTTTGCTGCCTTATCAAACCTCACACGCATATTGAATGAAAACAGCGCCATCATGACTATTTTTGCGGGATTGAGCGTGTCAGATACACGCGCATTCTGGATGGATATTCAGGTGTTGAAATCTAAAAAAATTTATAATATTGATATTTGGATCAACTCTCCGGGAGGGTCGGCGTTCGACGGATTGGCTTTATCGGATGAAATAATAACAGCGCAGGATATGGGCTTCAATATCAGAGCCTACGCATCTGGGATTATTGCCAGTGCGGCGGTTCCGGTTTTTGCCGTGTGTAAGCAGCGTTACGCCAAGCCCTCTACGATATTTATGGTTCACGAAGCAGCGCTATGGAAATGGCCGGGGCGTGAAACGCATTCAGATATTATCAGTCAAGGGAAATTGATGAATTTATTGCAGGAGACTTACTTGAATAAATTGGCGAGACATTCAAAGCTTAGCTTCGAGGAGTGGCACGTGATGGAGGCGCGCACGTCATGGTTTAGCGCGCTGGAGGCGATGTCATACGGGATTGTTGACGTGGTGCAATGATGACGGAGCCTATCTTTGTAATACTGGACGGACCTCCTGGGTATGGCTGTTTTGTAGAAGTGGAAACAGCGGACGGAAGAAGCATATGTGCGGGGTAATGGGAGAAGCGTCCTGATGGATTCTGGGCATTGCGTATAGACCAGTTGCCCGATATAAAAGGGGATTGATAATGGATATAACCGGGTTGGGTTCAGCGTTTGATTTCGCTAAGGGTATCATGGATCGCTTCTTTCCAAAGAAAGCCACTGAGGAAGAGAAGCTTCAGATTGTGGCGCAGCTCGCCCCGATGATAGAGGCCAGAGACCTTACCATCGTGGAGGCGCAGAAATCAATTATTGTTGCAGAAATGCAGCAGGGAGATAATTATACAAAGCGAGCCAGGCCCACGGTGGTGTACGCCGGGCTCGCGTTTATTGCCCTGGTCCATGTTGTCGTACCGGTCACTGTGGCGTTTGTCTCAGCCTTTAGTACGTCGCCGGAACCGGTGGCTGTTCTGACCAATTTGAAGACATTGACGTTGCCGGAAGAGTTTTGGTGGGCGTGGACAAGTGTTTGTGGCATATGGGCCGTCGGTCGCAGCATGGAGAAGAGAGGCGTCTCCAATAAATTAGTGGAGATGCTCACTGGCAATAAAATTTCTTGACGTAACTACACCTTGCGCTTTAATATGAGGACAAATAAATTAAAAAGAGACTCTAACCAATGCAGCCACAGAAGCGCAACAATATACCCGCGAAATATGCAATTCTACGCGCCGATATAACAACAGAGATCAAAGAAATAGAGATGAAAATAGACGAGGGTGGATATACGTCCACCCTCGTTCGTCGTAGAGATCTTTTATTACGGCGGTTACACGAACCTACAATCAGAGAGAAAGTGGTGGGGAGCAAGCCGGGTAGGTTGAGTGCAAACGAAGAAGAGAGGGTACGTATCAAGGAGATATTCAGTAATATAAATGCGTTATTGAAGAGCTGAACATATTGGAGGACAAATGACTGAGAAAAAACCAACTATTTTACCACACAAAAGCGATGAAAAGCGCTATCATGTGCCCGCTGTGGACACGCATGGTCACTCTGTTAGAGTGCAATTCCATCTACCACCTGTTATGCTGTCGCAGGTACAGAAGATTATTGCCAGCAAGTTGACGCCGTTGAGACGAAATGGAGATCTGTTCCGGGTTGGAACATATCACATGATTAAAGAGATAGAACGCCTGGAGGGGCCGATACCGTCGGTGACAATTCGAGTGGATGCCATTCTTGATATTATACGCGATGACGAAATGGCGGCTGATTTCGAGCAAGTGTTCGTAAAATTATCTAAACGGATCGCGGATCACATGGGGCGCGGCGGAGAAAACGAGGCGCGCCGGTTGTGTCTGTCGGTGAAGAAACAGATTCAAGCCATGCCCGATGGGTATTGGCGCGATCATTACGTGCTGGAATTCGATCAGCGCTTCGGGCATTTACTCGGGGCTGAAAGCAGAGCCAGTTTGTTGAAGTTCGATAAGGAGGATTGAAAGGAGGGAAGACTATGATAGACCCGGATATTATATTAGATGCATATATGAAGGTCGCAAACGGGACGAAAAAAGTAGAGATAGAATTGGACGCATACACCAAGATCACAGCGTCTAGGATTGGTGCGTTTATAATACGCATTGATATAAAGGATGAGGAGGATGTACCTTTTTAATCATTTCATTTCATAGGAATTGGTATGAAATACATGGGGAGTAAGCGCAGTATAGCAAAGTATATACTACCAATAATCTTAAAAGATCGAAAATCAACGCAATGGTACATAGAGCCTTTTGTAGGTGGTGCCAATACCATAGACAAAGTAAACACTGATTATACAATAGGAAACGATAATAACTTTTTTTTAATATCCATGTTTAATGCTCTGCAAAATGGTTGGGTGCCACCAGAGTATGTATCTATTGACGAATACAACAGTATAAAAAACAATAAGATGTTGTATAAACCGGAATTGGTTGGATACGTAGGATTTAACACTTACGGCAGTAAGTGGTTTGGCGGGTATTGCAGAGACAAAAAAGGAAAAAGGGATCATTGGCGTGAGCACTTTAATAATATAATGAAACAAGTCCCTCATCTAAGTAATATCATTTTTACCTGTTCTGAGTACTACGATGTGCCGCTGTTTAATAAAAGTATTGTTTATTGCGATCCGCCATATAAAGATACAACGCAGTATAATAGCACAATAGATTATGAATTTCTTTATATTTGGCTGCGAAGTTTGCGCGCTGATGGACACACTGTGTTTTTAAGCGAGTTTTCTGCGCCAGAAGATTTCGTTTGTGTGTGGGAAAAACAGCGCGCAACAAGTCTAACGCAGAATACTTTTAGCCGAACAGGTGTTGAAAAATTATTTAAAATTGTATAGGAGTGCTAATGTCTTTTCCAACACCCGCAGAACTTGGGCTGCCGGATAAATTCTCTTCCTGGTTTCCCAATCAGCTAGACGCCGCTATGGAAATAGATAACTGTGAGCGTCCGTACATAACACAGGTAAACGGAACGGGATCGGGCAAAACGTTGATTTACGTGTCTGCCGCGTATATGTCCGGATCTCGCACGGTTATTCTCACCTCTACAAAGGGTTTGCAATCGCAGCTTTTAAATGATTTCCATAGCATAGGTCTGGTGGATATTCGCGGTAAGAACGCCTATCAATGTCGCAAAGAGAAGGACGGTTCGACTTGCGATCACGGACCTTGTATTGCCGGATATAAATGTGAATACAAATCCGGAGGCTGTAAATACTTCGACGTATTACGCAGAGCTAAAAGCGCACGTATTGTTTCCACCAATTATTCTTGCTGGATGCATAACAACATACACGGTGAAGGCTTTGGATCTTTTGATATGATGGTTTGCGATGAAGCACATAACCTGCCGGATCTGATATCCGATTTTCTTACAGTCTCAATTAAAACGTCCAACCCTTACATTATTCAGATATTGCCCGCAGACTACACGTCTTATAAGTACGAAGATTGGACGGCCTGGGCGAAGGGTATTGAAGACCGCGTACACGGCGACGTAGAGTCCTTGCGCAGCGAAATATTAATGGGCCGCGCCGACAAAGACACGCGCCGATTGTTATCCCAGTTGCTATCGTTCGAGCGCACGTTGAAAGTCTTATTGCGACTCAATAACAATTGGATAATTGATTACTCTATAAAGGATTGTGTTTCGTTCGCACCTATATGGCCGCGCAAATTCTCCAAAGAAGTGCTGTTCTTCGACATACCGAAAATTTTGTTGACTTCTGCAACGGTGTGCAAAAAAACGCTGGACATGGTAGGCATAGAATCCGACGAGTCTGTCTTCACTGAGTATCCGAATCCTTTCCCGGCGATCAACAGGCGACTTATCCATATACCCACTATACGTTTGAACAGATACACCACACCATCCATGTTTAAGAACTGGCTATCCCGCATAGATCAGATATTGAGAATGCGCATGGACCGAAAAGGTCTTATTCATACAGTGTCGTATGCACGCCGCAATGAAATCATAGGATACAGCGAGTTTCGAAAATATATGATAACGCATGAGACAAAGACTGCGGTAAACGCGGTTCATTCTTTCAAACACGCATCTGCCCCAGCTTTCCTCGTATCCCCCTCTATGACCACTGGATGGGATTTTCCAGGAGATGAGTGTAGATTTCAGATAATTGGAAAGATTTCGTATCCGGATACGCGAAATAAAATAATAAAGGCACGCTGCGATCAGGATAAAGAATATGCTGGATATATAGCAATGCAACATCTAATACAAACATGCGGGCGAGGAATGCGGTATCTTACAGACTGGGTGGAAAATTTGATCGTAGACGACTCTGTAACGTGGTTCATGAAACGTAATAAGAAATTCGCTCCATCTTGGTTTGTGTCGTCATTTGTAAGCAAAAAAATGATACCGCAGCCTCCGGTAAAAAAAATAGTTTGACGGAACTACAGATTAGAATTTAGAATGCGGAAGACTATTACACGAAACAAATAAGGCTTTTCGGGCACCTGAAAGGAGGTGATGCAGCTATTGCCTGATTCGTAACACCAACCAACACGCAAACAGTAACTAATAAATCATCAATTGGAGGAACACAGTATGGAAAAAGGAAAAGAGAAAGTCTCGTTTAACCCCACCAATATAACCACTGCCGGGTTCATAGACGACGTTACCGTTAAATTCGTCAACTGCCGCGCAGAGAACACCGATTACGAAGGTCGCGGCTCCATGATTATCCCGGCTTTTGTAGCGGATCTGCAAGACCCCGATGACGAGAACAATGTGCAAACACAGTATTGGAAAGCTGGCGATCCGGAACATTGGGAAGCGGACGAGAATGGTTTCGCGGCTATTGGTACAAAAACCAAGCTGAACGGGAAATCCAAGTTCGTACAATTCGTCCTGTCATGTGTCAATTCTGGATTCGATGCGGAGAAGATCGAGAACGATGTCACCGTCTTCGAGGGTATGGTTGCCCATGTTATATCTATCGAAGAGACCTATAAAGGTCTAAAGAACGACGACGGTACGGACCGCACCGGAAACAATCTTATCGTTGACCGCATCGAGGTTCTTCCCTACGAAAAAAGCAAGGGGAAGACATCAAAGAAAAGCGGCGGCGGTAAGAAAGAGACCGCTGTGGAGTCAGACGGCGGGGTAGGCGGCGGGGATGCAAACGCAGACGCCGCTATCGCTTTCGTCATGGGCAAGCTGGCAGAAGCCGGTGAGGATGGCGTGGCGAAGAAAGATCTGTTCAAACAGGCTTTTGCAGATCCCGATTTGAAGAAGGCCAAGATAAACCAGGATGTGTCCAAGTTGGTCTATATGGATGAATTCCTGAGCAGCGGCCCATGGACATACGAGGATGGGATTGTAAAGGCGTAAAGGCGTAAAGGTAAAGTGCGGGGCAGTTTCAATACTGCCCCGCTACACTTTCAGGGAGCACAATGGCGGCAACATTTGGATGCGAAAAATTAGGCAGCAGAATATTTGTGGAAACCTGTTTTATAAAATCTGAACGGGAAGATCAACCGTGCGCTGGTTGTACAGATTGGCTGGAGTATATAGACCCGGACGATTTTGTTACTTGTCCATACTGCGGAGAGTTTGTACCAAAGATTACTGTAAAAAAATGCGTGCGTTGTCGTGCGCCATTTCCGTTTTAATTTTTATGGGAGGAATTAAAATGAATGAGCCAATTAATGTAGCTATTCCAAATACGGCTAGTAGGAAAATGGATGCTATCGTAGCGCTTTCTCGTGCCATTGAGAATATTTCAGAAGCCCTGATTTCAGTGCAGATTGTTGTCAACATAGAGAATAATACAATTATGGGGGCTGAAACTGGAATAAACATAAATACCGAGGATAAATTATAACAACGCCTTTCACTCTGACCGGGCCAAACAGCGGACCAAGCAGGTGAAGGCAACCATTATTTTCTTGGAGGGAAAGACAATGACAAATAAAGCCTTAAGGAAACGAATCTATGTGGCCGGACCCTATTCCTGTGCTGGCCGATGCAAGCCGCTCGGGGTTGACCTGGAGTACATGCGGCAGGGATTAGAGATAAGCACCAAACTCCTAAAAATGGGTTATGCTCCGTTCTGTCCCTGGCTGGATTATATCTTTAAATTAGTGTCCGGTGGGTCTGAGTTGAGTCTCCAGGATTATTATGACTACTCAATCGCCTTCCTGCCGGTTTGTCATGTGATGTACGTTCATGATTACAGAGTGGATAGTGTCGGGGTTAATGCGGAAATTGAATTAGCCGAAAGTCTTCTGATGCCGGTTTTCTATGTGTCTCAATTTGATGAGATGATTAGGTTTCTTAATGGTTGACATAACCGCGCAAAGATGACAGTGAGGTGCGGAAAACATGGACGAGTATACAAATAAAATAGTAGTTGTCAGCGATCCTTTTGCAGATTTGGAAGGCAGCTTAAAAGCGCTTGTTGACAAAACTTCAAATATAAAAATATGTGTAGCTAAACAGCGAAGCGCTATCCCGGTTAGAATGCGCATACGTAGAAAAGTGCGCAGGGCAATACAAAAAAAGTCGCGCCGTCAAAACAGAGGCAAGTAGTAATTATAGTCCTATCCGAATAAATCGTGGTCAGAAAGTTATTGAAAAGAAGACAGCCAATAACCAGGAAATGAAATCCAATGACTAAAGAAGAATTCCTAAACGGAATATTCCCTGCCACTAACAAAGAAACGCAATCCATAATATTCGCTTCTCCCACTGGTGTATTTTTGTGCCAATTGAATATCTATCTACAGGACACACAAACATCCATCATAGACTGTTTGTGGGATGCGGTTATACTAAATTCTGCATTATACGCTGGAGTTCTGGGAGGCGATCAGGAAGCTAAAGATATATTCAGACTATCGTGCGAGGCTGCCAAACAGAAAATATACGAGAAGGCAACTTTGCTTTTTGACCACAATTTTGACAATCTGAAAATAGTAGATCCAACCGAAGGGACGGTGCATTGATGGATTACTTACAGCTTGACCGGCCATTTATACCTATGGGAAGCGGCGTTCCCAGATCTGAGGGCTTACACCTGACCGACGTGATAAAATCGCTGGAGACCAAACTAGGTGTAGGATATAAAGGCGATGGATTCGAAGATATATTCCTCACTATGGAAATGGGATTCTGGTGGGAAGATGTTCTAGCGTTAGCATTTGCGCGCAGACACGCTGTGCGTTTGGACGAAGTGTGCTGCGATGGAATAATTGGGTCTCCTGATGGCATCATACCTGACCCCGGAATGCATGACGCCGATGGCAATGTATTGGTAGACCCGTCCGGGAATATTGTCTTGGAAGAATACAAACTTACATGGAAATCAGCCAAGAAACCTTTAAATGATGTGTGGAAGTATATGGTGCAGGCGAAATCCTACTGTCACATGTTGGGGTTTGACACGGTTATATTCCGAGCGTGTTATGTATTCGGATATTGGAACGGAAAAGGGCCGCTGTACCGTGAGGCGTACATAAAGTTCACAGAAGAGGAACTTGAAAATAATTGGAACATGATTGTCAATCATGCTAAAGAGGAGGGTATGTTGTGATTTCTAACAAACTGCAAAATCTTGGCGTAAAAGAGGCGGATTCAAAAGTCTACCCGCGTTTGATCGTGGCTATTTCGGGACACGATCAAAAGGGTAAAACGCATTTCGGCTTGACTGCGCCGGACCCGTCGGTGATTATTTCATCGGATATCGGCACAGAGGGTGTGGTTCATAAATTCAAAGCGCAGGGCAAAAAGATATACGAGTACAGATGGTCGTTGCCCGAACTGCAAGAAGCCGCCAAGAAAGAATGGCTGAAATTGTCGGAGGTATACGACCAAGTATTGCAGGAAAAAGATATTCGTTCCATTATTTTAGATACGGAATCGGAGACCTGGCAACTATTACGGTTGTACAAATTTGGTAAACTCGAAAAAATTCCGTCATACGCATACGGCGAAGTCAACGCCATTGCGGCCCGCATGTACAAAAGAGCCTACGATTTTCAAAAGAATCTAATACTCCTCCGGAAAATGAAATCTGTTTATATCAACGATAAACGTACCGCAGAGTGGGAGCCGTCCGGATACAATGATATTCGTCATGTTGCCCAGATAACCGGGTTGGCCGGGAGAGAACCAAGAACCAAAAACGAAAATAACCCCGATTTCACGTTTACATTCACGAAATGCAGACACAACCCGGCATTGGAAGGGGAAGTGTTAGAGGGGCCTATGTGCAATTTTCCATTCATGGCAAATATGGTTCTGCCTGACGTAGATATAGATTTTTGGGAATAAATTGTAATACATTCTTTGCATATAATATGGTGGCGGTGTCGCGGAAAGGCACCCGCGTTCCAAAGTCTCCGAACGCAACAGTCCAAAGTAGCTGAGAGGCGAAAAGGCGGCATTCTCAAAAGGAATGTGGCAAAACTAAAGATCCCCAATCCAGGGCTACGGATGGAGCAAACACTAATAGGAACACTGTGTCGGTGAGAATCCGGCCCACCATATAACTAATATAGGAGAATAACAATGCCCATACTCAAAAGCCCGTGTCATACTTGCCCGATTCATTTGTCTGAGTTGGACAAACATCAACAGATCTGCGCGGATGTCTGCGAGGATCGCATAGCTTATATCATAGCGTTAAACGCCGACGAGGATGGCATGAAGGAAATAACGTGGAAAGGGTGTAAATAAGGAGAAGTAAAGATGCTAAATATAGCATTTGACCTAGATGATACGCTAGTCAATTTTCTGGAGAGCTTCGGGCGTAAAGTCAAAGTCCTGTTTCCGCATATTGCGGATGCAGTAGCAAACCGCACAGTGA